GCTGAGCGGTTTTTGGGGGTCGGAAGAAGAAGGGGGGGCCTCAGGTCGTGAGGATCCTCAGCTCTCCGTCCTCGTCCACCCTCCACCGGTGGTGGTTCGTCTCATGCTCTTCCATGTGGCAGTCCTTGCACAGAAGCTCAAGGTTGTCCCAGGACAAAGCCACGCTCGGGTCCTTGACGTTGTCCGGCGTCAGCCTGATCTTGTGGTGGACCTCGGTGCCTGGCGTGTACTGCCCACGCTTCAGACAGCGCTCACACAATCCGCCAACGCTGCGCGCGTATCCTCTGCGGCATGTGATCCACGCCCAGGACGCGTAGAACGTTCTGGCCCATGCGGCATGCTTGGGTGCATCCATGCGTATCACCCGCCCGCGGTATAAAAATAGGCGTCCGCATCGGACACCTTTCGCACCTTAAAAATAAACCGCGTTTTGGTCAATGTCAAGTATCATACATGCCCGCCCCTGGACGCCTGGCTGCCTGTCCTGTCCTTACATATCAAAAAGGATAGACTCCAAATGTAAATCCCGCCAAGCCTTCGCGCGCGTTTCTAATAGGAATGAATTTCAATCGCTCCCCTTCGCCACGCCCAATTCCTGCCCTTACCGGAATACCGATTGAAAACTCCACACTAAAACATATTCCTCATTTTGTTGATGGCCTCGTTGATATTCTCCTGCTCGATGCCGATGTAATGCATGGTCACGGCCTGGCTCGAATGGTTCAGGGTCTTCTGCAGCAGGCTCAGGTCCTCGCCGCTGGCGTCGTACACGCTCCAGGCGTAGGTCTTCCGCATGGTGTGGCACCCGACATGCCCTTCATATCCTGCCCTTGCGGCGATGTCCTTGATGATGTCCAGCGCGCGCTGGGTGCTGATGGGCCGCGCCAGGCCGTTTCCCTTGTCCCGCTGCCGGCTCTGCAGCACGTACTCCTCCGGGTCCCGGTCCTTCAGCAGCTCGTCCAGCTTCATGCGGACGCCCCACTTCAGGTGCACCTGCCGCTCCTTCTGGGTCTTGCCCTCCAGGATGACGAAGTCCTCGCGCCCTCTGATCTGACCCACCTTGAGGCTGACCAGGTCGCTGATGCGCAAGCCCGTATTGAACCCCAGTACCAGCATCAGATACCATTCCGGCCCGCCGCGCTTCCGGTGCTCGTCGTGCTCCTTGGCGATCCGCAGCCACTCCCGCACCATGGCCCCGTCCTTGATGGGCCGCGTGGTCTGGGTGCCGGTTGTCTTTCGCCGCTTTTCCTCAGCGTTGTCCTTGGCCTGCTGGCTGCCCCGCCTCGCATAGTTCGTCATTTAAGCCTCCAAATTCGCAATTGTTGCGAATTTCATCACACATCCCCAACGGCCCGGTTCGTGCTGCGCTCCGCCTCAAACCCCTTTGGATACCTCGCCCGCAGCTTCATGATGTTGTACTCGGCGATCTGGTCCAGCCCGACCCCTGCATATTTGGCGAACTGCGCACAATACCACAGCACGTCCCCGACCTCCTTGATCAGGTGCTCCATGTCCAGCTCAGCGCCCTGGTACAGATGCTTTTTCAGGATGTCGATGGCCTCCCCGGCCTCACCGTTGATGCCCATCAGGGCGTTGGTGATCCCGTCCATCCCGTCCAGGTGCGCGGTGTCGGTGCGCATGGCGTCCTTCTGGTACTCGTCCAGTGTATAAAAATGCTTTTTCTCAATCGTCGGCATTGATAAGTCCTCTCCCTTGCGCCACGAAGGCACAATAGATCACGTACCCGTCCCGCAGCCTCCGCACCGTCTGCCTGTCACAAAACATGACGCCCGCGGCCTCGGTCTGCATCTTGCCCTCGTCATACAAAAGCCTGGCGCACCTGACCACATCGGAGTCCCTGCCAAAGTGCGCGTCGGCGTCCTCAAAGACCCGCTCCCATTCCTCCGCCTCGGCCAGGCGTTCCCTGGCCTGGATCAGCCGGATGGCCGCCCGGTCCACCTTGTCGTGCTTCGGGGTCCCACGGCTGCCAACGCTGTCCAGCTGCGGGCTGCCCATCACCGAGGCCGCCGCCTCCTCCACCAGCCGCCGGGCCTCCGCCCGGGCATGGGCGCGCCTCCGCCGTCTCGACTCTACCAGGCTGAAAACCCCGGCCGGTATCAGCTGCATCCGCCATCGCCTCCCTGTGCGCCTTTCGTCTCTCCTGGGCCTCCTCCTGCTGCTCCGTGATGGGCACGTCCCCCTCCCGGAAATGGTACAGGTGCCGCCCGTACTCTTCGGGCGTGTAGATGCCCCATCGGTCAAAGTCGTTGAGGACTTGTGTGATGTACATGGCCGGCGCCCCGGCATTGTGTTCCGCGGCCACCCGGACAGCGATGCCAACCATCACCGGCGGGATGCCCAGGATGCTGGCGGTCTCGCCGATCCGGCGCAGCTCCGCCCGGTGCGGACGGCGCCCGAAGTGTTCCAGGAACCCGGCCTTGATCTGCTCGGAGGTCTCCTGCCGGTCGGGGCTGCCGCCCTCGAACTCCTCCAGGGTCTCCTCGCGCGCGCGCGGAGGCTCTTCTTCGTCTTCCCAATATCCATAATCGGACGGAGCCTCTCTCAGGTCCGTCTCCGTCCCGTCATAGTCTATATAATCATAGTAATATTCGCTGTTTTTATCCGAATTTTTCGGGGCCACCTTCGGGTATACCGTCGGGGCCACCTTCGGCTCTTCCTCCGCCCCGCCCTCAGGTGCCCTGGCAGCCGTCAGCCAGATCATGCGGTACATGGGCACGTCCTCCCGCCGGCTGCCGCGCACGTACTCGATCAGGCCACGCTGGGCCAGCCGGTTCCGGGCCTTCGACAGGGTGTCGTCGGTGTAGCTGACCAGGGCGAGGATCATCTTGTTGGGCAGCCGGATGAACCCGTCTGGGAACTGGTTCCCGCGGGCGTTCTCGTTGAACAGGTGCATCAGCACGTGCCAAAGCTCCCGCTCCGGCCCGGTCAAGCCGTTCTGGGCGGCGTACTTCAAAAAGGCGGTGCTTTCCCGGATAAAGCTGATCGTGCTCACAGTTCCCACTCTTTCCATCGTTTTATCCCCCGGCCGCCCCGGAAGTCCCCTTCCAGGTGCCGCGCCAGGATGGCCCGTTCCTCGGGCTTGTCGGTCTCGTCCAGGGCCTTCCGCAGGGCCTCCCGCAGGCTCTCCTGCCAGGCCTCCTCCGTCCCGGGCCCAGGCTCTGCCGGGCCAAAGACGCGCAGGCTGTACAGCCCGCCGAATCGCAGCGGCGGGCACTCATGGGCCACGTCGGTCCAGATGACGGCATGCTGAATGGGGTATCTCCGTACCTCTTTAATTCGGCATACCGGGTTTTTCGCCAGGCCGCAGGCTCTCAGCTCCCGGGCAACCTGGCACAGATACCGGTCCCCGATGTCGGGGTCCCCGGCGATCACCCAATCATGCTTTTTCACACTCTGCCAACAACCGCTCCCGCAGCTCCAGCTGCTCCGGCGTCTTCAGGTCCTCCGGGTCGGCCAGGTGGTTCAGCCGCCGGCCCCGGATGATCCGCAGGGCCTCCTCCACGGTGAACTGCCTTTCGAACTTCCCCGGCACCCGCCGCCCGTAGACGTGCTCCTCGTTCAGCCAGTTCCAGCGCCCGATCAGCTGGGTGCTGCACGTCAGCACCGCGGCGATCTCCTTCTGGGTCATCCAGCCCTTCCCTGCGCTGCCGTACCGGGCCGGATCGTCCCAGGCGCTGCGCCCGTTGTGCCGCGCCACCGTGCGGGGCGGCTCGTAGCCCCGCAGCTCCTTCCGCACCGAGCATGCCCGGGTGTCCTCCTCCGGGTCCCGCAGCTTCCCCGTGCGGGAATAGTAATTGCAGCAGAAGCCCACGATGCTCATATACCCGCAGTAGGCGCAGCCCTTACACCATTCTCCGCAGACGTACGGCTCCCGCCGCGGACGCCCGGGCCTGCGCCGCTTCGGCCTCTCCTCACTGCGCAGCCTGCCCATACTTCTCCCGCACCTTCTTCACCAGAGCGAAGCTCGAATAGCTCCCGATGTAGATCCCCACCGCGTCCAGGTCCCGCTTGGGCAGGTCGTGCAGGTCCCGCACCCGCCACTGGCTCAGCAGGTCCCGCTTGATGGCCTTGCGGATCTCGCCCTCGGCGGCCTTCCCCAGGCCGTACCGGGCGGCCAGGTCCCCGGCCCGGGTCCTGATCAGCCGCTGCAGCCGCAGGGTGTCCTCATGCAGCACGGTCACGGCCCGGTCGCTCATTTCCAGCTTGGCCACGATGGCCTTCAGCGCCAGCTCCAGCGCGTCCAGCCGGTCGGCGTACTGCTCCAGCCGCTCCTGCGGGGTGATCTCCGGCCTCACGCTCAGCCCGGTCATACGATCGCCCCCTCGCCCACCATGTGCAAGCCGAGGCGCGCCTGCGTCAGGGCCTTGTCCATGCGGTCCGCCCATGCACAGATGCTGCCCAGGCTGATCTCCATGCTGCGCAGCTCATGCTCCTGCAATTCCCGCAGCTCGGCCCCGGCCTGGGGCATCATTTCCGTCCGGGCCAGGAAGTCGGTCACCGCGCTCAGCAGCTCCATGGGGTCGGCCACCCGCTTCATGGGCCGGGTGCCGGTGCCCGCCCAGGCAGCCTGGGCCCGCTGCTCCGCTTCCTCCACCGCCATGGTCAGCTCCGTGTTCTCCTGCTTCAGGGTCTCCACGGCGTCCTTCAGGTCCTTGTAATCCTCAGGCTCCACCTCGACCACCTTCGGGGCCTGGCGGATCTTCTCGATCTGGTCCAGCAGCGCCTCTTTTTCTTTCTGGGTTTTTGCAAGGGCGTCCCGGGCGCTCTTCTCGTCCAGGCGCATCCGCTCCGCTTCGGCCTTCGCCGCCCTGGCTTCCAGGGCCAGCCGCTTCAATTCCGCGGCGCTCCGGTCCCCGGCCTCCTCGGCCAGCTGCTCCCGGTCCTCCGCCGGCGCGCTGATCAGCGCCAGCGCCTTGGTGTAGGGCAGCGCCGCCAGGCTGCTCTCCGGCCCGATCTCCCGGGACAACCTCATCCAGTTTTCCGCCGTCCGCTGCCCAAAGTCCATTTTCCGCAGCCAGTCCAGCCAGGCGCCGTGCTCCAGCTGGGCCTTCGCCTCGGTCAGGTCCCGGCCCATAGCCAGGATGTCGAGGGTCACGTTCCGCTTCCTTACGTTGATGTCGGCCTCGATGTCCGCCAGAGGCCGAAGGGTCAAAGCATGTTCTGTCATGGGTGTGCCTCCATGTTTTTTTCGGTCGTCAGATAAAGGTGATATTGCTCCCCTGGGGCTCCCGCGGGTCCGGGCTCTTTTCCTCGCTCATGATGGCCACGCGCTCGTCCAGGTATTCCAGCCTGTCGGCGATCTCCATCCGCAGGCTGTAGATCAGCGCGCGGCTGCCCGTCCTCAGGATGTGGATCAGTTCCTCGTTCGTCATTGTACTCTCTCCGCTTTTTCCGGTCTTTCCGTCAGGGCTTCCCAGACCTCCCTGGCGTTGCTTACGATGCCGTCCACCATCAGTGATCCCTGGAAGCTTGCCAGGTTATGCCGCTCGGTCATGGTCATCTTCAGGTCGCTCAAGGCCAGCGTCACCTTTTCCAGGGGACTGCCGGCGTTCAGCTCCCACTCCTCCAGAAGGGCCGCCCTCGTTTCCTCGTCCATCTGCATCCCTCTCACCTCCTTTGCCCAGGCCGGGACCGCCGCCATCAGCCGCGCCTTCATCGCACGCCCGCGCTGTCACGCCGGCCTGGGGTCTTGTTTCACAAAGGGAACCTATTCAATTTTTGCTCCGGTCGGGAAAGCAGGTAGGCTCCGCCGGAATGGCGCGGTCGGCGGGATCCGCCCCCGCCCTGCGCAGCTGGAAAGGATCGAACCCCTGCGCAGCTCCTTCGGACCGCATGAAATCGTGGCTGCCATTACCGCCGTCTGAGACAGAGGCTGCCCCCGAATGACATTTAACCGGACCTTCCTCGGCATCCGGCGCCGCGGCCTGGTGATCAGCCAGGCAAGTCCTCCGACCAGTCGGTCGGCATTTCTTCATCGGCATCCTGCCACCGGTCAATGAACAATTCCTCGCCGGTATCCGGTGCCCACCGCATCAGGGTGGTGCCCTCCTCGTCCGCCTTTTTCCAAACCTTGTACAGCGCCCAGGCCAGCGGATTATAAACATCCTCGGAGGCCATGCCCTCGGCGTACAGCTTCTCCAGCATCTGCGCCGCTTCCTGATAGGTCATTCCCACTTCACCGCCTTCCGTTCCTCCGTTTCCTCCTCGTCTCCGCGTGCTGCCGTGCGTCATATCTCAAATGGCACGGCGCGCACATGGCGCACAGGTTTTCCGCCCGGCAGTCTTCCGGTGTGTGGTTCAGGTGGGCCACTGTCAGCGTCCGCCGGTGAGTGTCGAAGGGCTCTCCGGGCTTCCGGCACTGCTTCCCGCAGCGCTCACACCTCCACCCGCAGGCCTGTTTTTTCTCAAAGGCAATCCGCTTCCAGTCCTTGGGGTATCTTTCCAGCTCCATCGGCATGGCTGCTGTCACCCAAACTGCACTTGCTGCCCATCTTCCCACCGACATGCGTCACACTCCCAGGAGCTGGGCATGATATTCCACAGACGCCATTCGACGCCATAATTGACAAGGGATAATGTCATATGCTCCCCAATTAAGGTGGCAGCTGTGGCCACCTGTTCGCCCACACCCAGGACACATGGACAAATTTCATGATCTCCACGAATTTCAAGATATCCCCAGGAAACAGGCGTTAATTTTTCAGCTTTTATCATCTTCGCAGGCTGCATCGTCTTCCTCCTTTTCCCCGTCCGCACAGAAGAACCACGGCCCGGTGCTTTTCATGTGCCAGCCGCACCATCCACGGCCCATATAGCTTCCGTCCTCGTCCCATTGCTTGCAGTCCTGACACAGCACTATAGGTCTGTATTCCACGTTGATGGTGGTCGCGTTCTTCGATTTTGGAATGAACACCCAGCCGAACGGCTTGATTTTCATAACATCATCTCTCATTTTTTCAATTACATCGCGATTGATTGTTTCTTCAAGCTTCGTCCACTTTTCTTCACACTCTTTGCACATCATATATTCGCCCGGACGCAATGTTCCCGGTAGAATCTTTCCGCACTTGAAACAAGTAATCATGCATCCTCCTTCGGCGGTTCTGGAAGCGGCATCCAATGAGTAATTTTCAACGCTGGATGGATACTGTTGTCTCTTGGCGATCTTGCTTTGCTCATGTAAGTCACATTGTATGTCCACCAGCCCGGTTCGCCGTAGCCCGTGAAGGCAGTAAAGACATGTGTTTGATTGGTGTTCTCGTTTACGGCGCAGACAAGACACTCATAGCCAGCGGCATCCGGCCTCCTGTCCTTGACCGAAATCCAACCGTCAACGGTTGGTTGCGTGTCAATCAATTCTTTTGCCGTCACTTCGCCATCATAAAAGCGCGTCAAATCTTGCTTTAATACATCAGCATCAATCGGCCTCATCCCATTTCGCCTCCTTCCGCTCGTCCGGCGTGGGTCCCTCCTCTTCATCCCGCTCATCCCCGGACCATCCTCGTCCGCGCCTTGTCCAGTTCCTCGGTCCCGTACACGCGCCACACATACCCGCGCACGGCCTTCTCGCTCTTCCCGATCCGGGCGCTGATCAGGCTGTAGCTGTCCCCGTTCAGGATGCCGCTCTTCACGGCCTCCTTCTGGGCGTCGGACCAGCTGTTGTGGCTGCTGGCCCGGATGGGCCGCCCGGGCAGTCCCAGCTCCAGGCAGTGCCGCAGGATGGCCCCGCCGCTGCGCTTCAGGAGGACGCTCATTTCCTGAGAGGTGTACTTCTGCGCGGCCAGCAGGGACCGCAGCAGCTCGTCCTCATACGGGGTCCATTTCCTCGGCAGGAAATACCCCACGGCGACCTTCTTCCGCTGCTCCGCCACCCAGGCCGGCTCCTTGCCAAGGGCAAGGGGCTCCATCTTTCCGAAGTCGACGAAGGACCGGTTCTCCTCGGCCCATTTCCAGAATTCGGGCAGGCAGACCACCGTCACCCGCAGCCGCCGCACCAGCTTCCGGTGGACCGGCATCCCCTTCTTCTCGATCCAGATATGTTTGATGGTGGTCAGGCTCTCCCCCCGGCCCAGGGCCTTGGCCAGCTGGGCCAGCGTCACGTAATCCCCGGCCATCAGCCAGGGCCCCAGCTCCAGCCTGCCGGCGCGCAGCTGGATGGCGCTTTCGGTCCTCCCAAGCACCCGGGCCATCGTGCCCATGGACAGCGACCCCCAGTTCTGCTCCAGGTATTCATCCTCCTCGGCGGTCCACTTCCGCCAGTGCTTTTCAGGCGCGTGCGTTCCAGGCATCGGCGGCTTCCTCCTCCGTGTCGTACTGCCACGTGCCCAGGGTCTGGCCCGGGAAGGTGGCGATGGGGCAGTCGTCCTCGTCCCCCAGGCTGATGTGCTCGATGCTGTAGCCCGCAGGCCGTGGGTGCGGCTTGTACGGGGCCACCTCTTCCGTCTCGGCGCGGATCACCGGCACCCGCCCGCACCAGGGACACGGTTTAAGCTTCGTCATGGTCATCGTCCTCCGGCTTGATCTCCTTGTACCGCCCGTCCAGCAGGGCGTTGTAAAAGCTTTTCAAATACAACCGTTCCGCTTTCGACAGCGCCACATAGGACAGCAGCGTATACGTTCCCCATCCTGTCAGCGCCCCGATGATCAGCACGTGTACCAACTTCAAAAAATTCATCTCGGTCCTGTCTCCGTCATTGCGCTCTGCGCTTTCCACTTTTTCCCGTCATGACCGGGCCCGTGTTGTACATGTTTAAGAACATGGGGGCCCACGGGCCCGGGCCGGTCTTTCCCGGCTGCCATACCAATGAAAGGAGAGGTATGCGGCCCCCTTTCGGGGGCTGGCGCGGCGCCCTGGGTTCGGACCAGGCGGCGTCAGGGCGGGACTGGCACACACTCGGTCATGTCCATGCTTCTAAACACGATTCGAGCGACTGCCCTGCCGGCGCACCCGCTGTGCGCGCCGCATGAAATGGTGAGGGGTGCCGGATGCGCGCCGGCCCGTGGGCATAGGAGGATACCCACGCAGCTTATCCCCCTCTCAGGCCTTCCGCTTCAGTCTCCCGTTCTCGTCGTACCCTTCCAGCACGGCCAGCCCCTGCCGGGCCGGTGCCTTCCGGGCGCGCGAAGCCGTGCCGGCGGGCTGGTGCTTCTGCGCCTGGATCCATTGCTCCAGGTCCCCCTCCGCCACCAGCAGCCGCGGCTTTTCCATGCTGTGGGTCAGATTGATGTAGGGCATGGTCTTCATCAGCTCCCTGGCCAACGCGACCTCCACCCTCAGGATCTCCGCCACCTCGGCGGGCTTCAACAGCTTTTCCATGATCACACCACCTTTGCTTCGTGATCCGGCACGTAAAGATCATCAATGGTGCATTTCAAGGCACAGCACAGCAAATAAAGCGTCTCCACACCAGGGTTATTTCTGCTCCCGGCCTCAATCGCGCTGATGGCCTGTTGTGATACGCCAGACTTAACTGCCAGCTGCTGCTGTGTCATGTGACGCTTCTCCCGGTATTGTCTCAGCAGGACCATTATTGCGCCTCCTTACTAAAATTCTAACAGGATAATACTATTAAAATAACAGATTGTCAACGCCTTTTGTAGTATTATGTTGTTGGGGAATACCACAATAGCGGTTTATGGGAGGCGTATATGGGCGGGGTTTCAGATGCTTTAAAACGTGCCAGGAAAGCAAAGCGATGGACCCAGCTGGAATTGGCAGAGCGCAGCGGGGTTTCTCAGCAGGCGATCAGCTTTATAGAAAATGGCCGAAATTCTCCTTCGGAATCTACCATTCGTCTTCTTGCGGACGCACTTGGTCTCAGCGTTTCGGATTTGCTCCATGATGAGACCGAAACAGAAACTACGCTGAAGCCGGACGAGCGTCATCTGCTGGAGATGTTCCGACACCTCAACCCGGTCGGGAAGTCCACGGCGCTCGGCCTGGTGGAAAGTCTGCTTGTCCAATTCGGAGAAAAAAATAATCCGTCTCGATCTGTATCGAACGGATAATGAAGGAGGCCCGTGATGGATCTGCTTTTTTATGATGTGGAAACCGCCAACTCGAACCATGGTTCCATTTGTGCGGTCGGCTGGGTGCTGGTCCGTGATTCGGTCCAGGCGGACGAGGGCTACACCCTGATCGACCCGCAGTGCAGCTTTTCTTCCCGCTGCGTCGAAGTGCACGGCATCACCAAGGCCATGGTCAAAGGCGCACCGACCTTCGCCGAATACTGGCGCACGACCCTGGCTCCTCTGTTCGCCGCTTCGGTGGTCGTTTCCCATAACGCCGTTTTCGATATCACCCATACCGTCCAGGCCCTGGCCAACGCCGGCATTCAGGATCCCGGCATCGATTATGTGGACAGTCTGATCCCCGCCCGCAAATACATCTCCTCCTCTGATCACAAGCTGCCCACCCTGGCGGCCCGTATTGGGCACGAATACCAGGCCCACAACGCCCTGGAGGATGCCCGGGCGCTGTATGCTGTCCTGGACGCGCTCCGACAGGAAAAGGGCTTCCGGGATGTGCCGGAGCTGCTGCTGCGCGCATTTTCTCTTTTCAGCCTGGACCAGATTCAGCCGGAGCTGCCCAAGGAGCCCGTCATCGTCGAAGCCACCGACAGCCGTCTGGCGGACCTGCGCATCTGCATCACGGGAGAGATCGCCGGCTACGAAAAAGAGGAGGTCGAGGCGCTGATCGCCTCCCACGGCGGCAAGCCCACCTCAGGCGTCTCAGGAAAAACGGACTATCTGGTGGTCGGCACCTTCGGCGATCAGGGCCCGGATTTTCTTTCCGTCAAACAAAAAAAGGCCATGGAGTTCAACGCCGCTGGGAAGAATATCCGTTTCCTCTCCCCTGCGGAGCTCTTCGCCCTGATGGGCGAACAGCAGCGCCCTGCACCGGAACCCAAGACCTGGGACGTCAGCATCCAGTTCTGAGCTCCCCTCAGGAGGTGCTTTATGCCCGCATTGTCCAAACGCGCGGACGGCCGCTTCCGCGCCAAATACCATGATAAATATTTCTACGGCGCCACCTCCGCCGAGGCAAAGCGTAAGCGGGACGAATACAAGGCCGCCCAGCTGCTGGGCGTCGCCCAGGCCCCGAAGCCCGTCACCACCGTGGCCTCCTACGTGGGCCACTGGCTCCCCACGGCCAAGGCCTCGGTCAGCAAGCGCGCCTATAACCAGTACGCCGACCTGCTCGACCGCATGGTCACCGCCCTGGGCCCGACCCCCCTTGACCAGGTCACGCCAACGGACGTCAAGGCCGTCTATAACACCATGCTCACCCTGTCGGACTCCACCGTCAAAAAGGCCCGGACCCTCTACGTGGCCATGTTCGATGCGGCCGTGGAGGACGGCCTCATCCGCGTCAACCCCGCCCGCTCCAAGTCCGCCAAGCCCCACAAGGGCACCACGGGCACCCACCGCATCCTGACGGACGAGGAGGTCCGCCTGATCCACCAGGTGGACCACCGCTGCCGTCCCTTCGCCCTGACCATGTACTACGCCGGCCTCCGCCGCGGCGAGGCCCTCGCCCTGGACATCGACCGGGACGTGGACTTTAAATCCGGCTGGATCCACGTCACCCAGGCCGTCCGCTTCGACTCCAACCAGCCCATCCTGGACGATCCCAAGACCGAAGCCGGCCGCCGCGACATTCCCCTGCTGCCGCCCCTGGCCGCCGTCCTCAAGGGCCGCCATGGTCTCCTGCTCCCCTCGTCCTCCGGCGGCCTCTGCACCGAGACGGCCTTCTCCCGCGCCTGGGAGTCCTACAATAACGCCCTCTCCCGCGCTGCCAACGGCGGCATCCAGCGCCGCTGGTATGGCCGCACCCGCGCCCATAAAGCCCTCCTTGAAAAAGAAAATAATTGTGCTGCAGCGCAATTATCTTCGCGTTCGCAAAATTCCTCTTCCCTGGTGTCGGCCACAGCCGACACCCCGTCCTCCGTGCCGGCCATAGCCGGCACCCCCGTCCGCGGACAGGCGTCAGCCGCCTCCGCCTCCGCCCTCCCGCCCTACCGGGAGATCTCCCTCCGCTGCCACGACTTCCGCCACAGCTACTGCACCAACCTCTGCACCGCAGGCGTGGACCTCCATGTGGCCATCCGCTGGCTGGGCCACGCGGACGAAAAAATGATCCTGCAGATCTACGACCACGTGACCCCCGCGCGGATCCGCGCGGCCATCACCCAGGCCACCACCTTCTTCAGGGGTCAAAACGGGGGTCACATCTACCACATCACCCGCAAACCCAACAAAATCAAGCCTCCCAAGAAACGGCCTTACACCCTCCGACTCTGAAGGCCGTGGGTTCGAATCCCGCCGGGCGCACCAAATGAAAAGCCCCGGAATCCTTGTAAATCAAGGGTTCCGGGGCTTTTTCATGCTGAAATGGAAAAGGGGATTTTGAGGGAAAAAGAGGGGTTTTGAGGAAGTTTGAAAAAGGTTCGGGGGTCAGGCCGGGGGTCAGTCAGACGGGCCAGGAAGAGTGCTTCCAGATCAGGCGGGTGTCGAAAATGTGGACTTCGTGCTGAAACCTGCGTTTTTCCATCTTGTTTTTGACCTGGCCGTAATCCTTGCCCATGTGCGCGGCGAATTGTTCGTCCGTCAGATAGTCGGGATTCTCGAAGCGGATGACGTGCTCGTAATGGTCCAGGGTGGTCAACTTCGTCGTGACTTCGTAGGCTTCCCGGCCGCTGGGTTCCATGGTGGCCTTCAGGATAGAGCTCAGCTCGTCCCCCAGGATGGTCTTGTACTGTTTGACGCTGGGATCCTGTTTGAGGCCCATCAGATAGTCGGATTCTGTCTCGGCGTCCTGGTGATTCAGCCCGATGAGGACACAGGTCCCGTCCGTGCGCTGGAGCAGGATCAGGCTGCGCCGATAGGGGTCCGTTCCGGGCTGCTTGATCCGCAGGTCGATGTAGGGAGCGTCTTCAGGGATCAGCCAATCCCTGCCGATCTTGACGGCCCCGGGGATGGCACCACGGGCGGCCTTCTGGCGAACGGAAACAGGGCTGCGTCCAACTTTGGCGGCGTAATCGTTGATAGAGATCATAGACATCTTGGAAAACCTCCTTGTTTTTTCTTGTCTCCATTATACATCTTTTGCGATGTATTGTCAACAAAAAAATAAGCCCTGCCGGCTGGCAGGGGCGAAGATCATTTCAAATCGTCCGAATCTTCGGGCGGTTTTTCTTTTTCGGGGTCGGGGACGTCCTGGGGCTTCACGCCGGCGGCGTCGATCAGCCCCTCTCCCACGATGAAGGCCACCACCGACGCGGCGGAGGCAGCAAGGGAAGCGATCTTTACCGTAACCTTCCCGGCGTAATCCTTCAGCATGGTGTAAATCTCAGCCGCGGCGAACACGTTCCCGCCGGCGCTGTTCACCCAGACCGTTACGTCGCCCTCCTCGGCTTCCAGTTCCGAGCGGAAATCCTGCGGAGTGATTTCATCGCCCCAGAAGCTCTCGCTGTCAATCGGTCCCTCCAGCCGGAGCGTGCGGCCCCCGCTGTCATCATGGATCCAGTTCCAGAATTTCTTCATCTCTTCCTCCTGTTCGTGGTCTTTTCAGGTTCCTGCTGTTCTTCCTTTTCCGTCTCGGGGGCCGGTGTTTCACC